CCGCCATGGTCGTGCCTTCGCCGATGGCGCCGGCGGCGACAGCGCCCTTGGCGCCCATCTGGCCGAGACGTGTTGCGGCTGTGAGTCCTCGCGCGGCAGCGCCACCCAGGCCCATCGCTGGCAGAGACTCACCGACTGTGGTGGCGATCAGGCTGGGGTTTTCAATGGCGGTCTTGAACTTCTCGCCAATGCCATCGGATTCTTGGAACTTGCGCTGCGCTTCCTTGGTCGCGTCGGAATGCCAGTCATTGGCGATTCCCTTGGCGCGCTTGAAGTCGACGCCCACATCCTCCAATGCCTTGCCAACACGGCCTCCAGTTGGCAGGTCTGCCAGGCCCACCACAGCTTCAGGCACGCCAATGGCGCCCTTGACGGCAGTGGCTGCAAAGTCACGAGCCCACCCTTCAAATCCACGAGATGGAGTAGGTGCGCCATCAAGAAACTTGTCGACCTCAGTCTTGTCAGGTGCTGATGCTTGACTTTGGGTTGGCCTGTTGCCATCGAGGAACTTATCAATTTGGCTCATCCCCCGACTCTGCCGAGCGGCACCGCAGGTGTCGAACCCTACGCGGGGTCGACAAAAAGCCCGCCGAAGCGGGCCTCTCTCAGTCGCGGTGGATCACCGAATTTCTCGGCGAGTGCAAGGTTCAGTAGCCCAGCTTCTGTAGCGCCGCAACCTTCTCTTCTTTCGACAACTTGGGGTTGTCTCGAATGGCTTTGGCTTGCGGGTTGTTTTCCATCGGAGTCTGCGCCGCGCCCTGATCCATGAACTGCCCAGTCTGGTTGTTGATTACGCGCGATGGCACGTTGCGCATCGCGCCTGCATTGGCGTCCCATTCCTGACCACCTGGCACAACCGTGAAGCGGTTGGCATCCTGGGTCTTGCCCGACAGATCGCGGATCTGCTGCGCAATCTGCGACTTTTCCTCTGGCGTCTTGGCGGCATCGTAGCGCTGGAACAGTCGATCCTGTCGCTCAGCGCCTTTCAGTTCTACGCCCTTGGCGTACTGCTCGAAGCTCATGCGCTTGCCTTCCATGGCGTTGCGCTGTGCATCGCGTCGGTCGGCGCCCTGCTGTTGCAGGCTCTCGCGCTCCAGTCCGCCTGCTTGCTGCAAGGCCTCGCGCAGCAGGTCGGTCTGGCCGCGCATGCCTTGCTTGGTCACATCGGCTTGCGCGCCCTGTGCAGCCTCGTCCACCTTGAGCGCGGATTCGTATGCGGCCTGCGCCGGCGATGGTCCGCTGATTTGATGGCCACGGCGGTCAAACTGCGGCCGGTTCATGATGCTGTTGGCACTCACGGCCATGTTGCGCAGGTTATTGCGGATGCCCCAATCGTTGCCGCTGTGCGCTACCTCTGGCGTGCGCTGGTTGGCAATCTGCTGGGCAAGCTGCTCAAAGCGCGACTGACCGGCCGATGCCACCGGCTGGCCCGGTACGGTCGACACGCCATAGCCTGATTCGGGCCTGGGCGCTGCATTGGCCGTGGCGCCGTAGCTGGTGCCTTCGGGTGAATCGCTGAAGGTGTTGCCCTTGCGGTAGACGCCTGGCACGCTGGTCTGCGTCACGCCATCGGGCAGCGCATTGTCTGCCGCGCCGGCGCCAGCGGTTTGTCCTGGCTTGGTTTCGTACTGTTCCAAGCCAGGCAGCACGCGGCCTTGCCCTGGCCTTTCCACCGTTGCGCCGCCAGTGGGTTGCGAAACGGCTGGCGCCGAGCTGACAGGAGCCGCGACGGGTGCAGCGGGCGTGCTGGCGGCAGGCGCCGAAACCTCCGGACGAAGCGGTCGCAATGCGGCGTTTTGCGTTCGCTGCGCGGCGGCCTGCCGGGCCTCGGCTGCCATCTGCGCCGCGCGCGCGTCGTAGTCGGCGCCCCACTCTGCCCGGCGTGCACTGGCTGCCTCGCTGGCCTGCTGCATCTGGCGCGCGCGAAAGTCGCGCTGCGTGGTCGGCGCGGCCAATGGCGCTGGCGCTGGTGCTGGTGCGGCAGGCGCTTCACCAGACTGCTGCGCGGCAAAGCCTGCAAATCCGGTCTTGGGCGTGGCCTGCGCCACTGCGCCTGACTGCTGCGCCGCCATGTCGCCAAAGCTGTTGCCCTTGGCGGTTGGGTTGGGCGGGGTGATGGGCTTGTTCAGATCGGTCGGGATGCGGCCGGGCGGCGTGGGTGGGATCTGCACCGGGCTATCGGGCACACGCCCCTCGTCCTCCAGCCGCTTCTGCGTGGCCACGCTGCCGCCATACAAGTGAAGTCGGCGCTGGTTCTGCGCAAAGCCGGCAAACCCACCATTGGCAAACTTGAACGGGCTGCGCTCTGGCGCTGGTGTGTGCGTGGCGTTCTTCAGGCCATCGAGCGCCTGCACGCCCACGGCGTGAACCTGCTCGGGCGGCATCTTGTACTCGCCGTTGCTCAGTTGCACCGGGATCTGGCCTTGTTCGCCCTGGCCCTTGGCCCACTGCTCGAACCCACCACCCATGCCACCCAGCGCCTTGGCGCCGATGGCCTGGGTGCTGTCGGCCGGCATGATGTACGTGCCTTCTTGAACCGCGTCCGGCACATCGTCAGACGTGCCAGTGCCTGGGCCTTGAACCACGCCCTTACGCGGTTGCACGGCGCCGCCGTTGGCATACAGGCCTGCTTCACGCTCGCGGCGCTGCATGGCGCTCATGCCGGCATAGCCGGTCACGGCCTTCTCTTTCGCGGGTGCTGGTGCTGGTGCCGGCGCTTGGGCAGGCGCAGGCGCTTGCTGTGGCGCCTGCTGCGGCGCAGGTGCTCGGCCAATGCCGACAGACTTCAGCATGCGAGACACGATGCCGCCCTCGGCGTACTGAATGGGGGTCGAATGGAAACCTGTCATGGCGCGGCCTCAGATGTAGGAATCGTTGTGGTGCGGGTCATCCTCCCGCGTGATGCGCCGCATGTCGGCATCGGGCATCAGCCCGAAGTAATCGGTGAAGTCCTGCTCGGCCTGCTCGCTGCGCCTGGCGTCGAAGCTCTCTGCGTCGGGCACGCCAAAGGCCTCGTGCAGCGCCCACTGAATCAAGTGGTCGTGGTGCGCGCGATGAATCTCGGGCTTGTCGTTCGGGTGGCGCAGGCTGACCAGTGGCAGGCGGTAGACCTCCATCACCAGGCGCTCGCCAGCCTCGATGCGGCCCACCACGCGAATCGTGGTGTCGTGCTGAATCAGGAAGCAGCTCGGGTTGGGGTCGTCGCGCCAGTCTGGCCTGGTGTTGTCCAGGTGCTCGGGCGATACCAGCCGCATGTCGCGCGGGCGCTGCCCAGCGCGCAGGATGCGGGCGGTGCGGATCTCGTACAGCGCGTGGTGCAGCGGGTAGGTGTGCTGCCCAGGCGTCAGTTCAATGTCACAGACGCTGGGGTTCGCGTCCTCATGAATCAGGCGGCCACGAATGGCGGCCTGCTCTTGCGCATCGTTCAGCCAAGCCGTCACCGCATCGTCGGACCACAGGTAGGGCTGCGTGTCGTCGCGCGCCTGAAGTCGGAAGCGGGCAATCAGCTCGGCCAAGGTCATCAGCGCACCCCGTATTGATGGATCAGGTTCACGACCTGGCCGCGCAGGCTGTCCAGCTTGCCGCGCTTGTCCAGATCAACGTCGTACTTGCGCGCGTAGGCTTCCAGCGCGCCCTTGTCCATCTGATCCACCGACAGCAGCATGCCGGCCAGCGCATCGCTCTCGTCCTGCTCGCGCTTTTGCGATTCCTGGATGGTGGCCAGTGCGTTGGCCTGCTCTTGCTCGGCGTCAGCCGTTTCGGGCTTGCCTTCGGCCTTCTTGAATTCGACAAAGCGCAGCAGGATCTTGGCGGCCTCGGTCGTCACCGTCTTAGTGTCGCCCGGCTGCCAGTCATTGCGCAAGCTGGTCTTGTCGCGGTAGGGCTTGGCGCCCGAGTAGGTGATGCGAACGAGGTTCATGGTGTTCTTGGGTTGGCCCGGCCACCGCACAGCAGGCAGCCGGGCGATTCATCAGACCGTGGCCACGCCTTCAGCCACGACAGTCAGCAGGATTTCCACCTTGCCAGCCTTGGCGTTGGCTGCGCCACCGGTGGTGACGATCAGCGAGGCGTCCTTGGGCAAGCAAACCGTGGGGTTGGTCGTGCCATTGCGCAGGCGGCCGGCCGCGTTCAGCACCAGGGCGGCGCCAAAGTAATCGGCGTCCTGCGGCACGGCGGGCACGTCAACGCCATCGGCGTACTCGAAACCCACGTCACCGACCACGGCAGCGGTCAGCGGCGTTCTCACGATGATCTGGCTGTCCACCACGCGGAAGCCCGCAGGAATGGTGCCCAGCACCAGCTTGTCGCCGCTGGCGATGGGGGTGGCCAGCGTGCCATTGACCAGCGCACCGGTGGCGCTGGTTTGCAGCACAAAGCGCAGGGTCGAGGTCTGGCCCCATGGGGTAGAACACAGCGCGTTGCGTGGGTCGGGATTGCGGGATTTGTTCGTTGCCATTTGTCTGGCCTCCAATGAAAGAAGTGAAAGACCGCAGGGGCGTCGGCCCCTGCTTCGTCATCAGCCGCGCGGCTTCAGGATGCGCACGGCCGTGTCGATGGCCGCGGCGCCGTGGTCGGTGAAGTGCTTGATGCCGCCGCCCTGGTTGACCAACCAGCGCAGCTTTTGCACGCCATGCACCGCGCCAATCAGCAGTTCTTCCTTGTCGTCGTGGTCGAAGGTCTTTTCTTTCCAGAAGAAAGGCAGACCGCCGTGCTTGGACTTGCCGAAGGCATGGGCCAGCGCCTGGCCGCCCAGCAAAATGGCGCGGTCAATGGCGTGGGTGGTGCCGAACGAAGCAGGCACAGTGGCCACGCTTTCGGCGGCGCTGTCGTAGGCCGCGCAGTAGCGCACCTCGTCACCCGCGTAGAAGCGGATGGGCTTGGGCATCTTCATCAGCAGAATGCCGTTCCACAGGCCGCAGTCACCCAGGAACAACGGGTGATTCTTGGCCTTGGAGGCACGCGCGATGGCGTTGGCCTGTAAGGTGCGGAAGTCCTTGTCCTTGGCGAAGGTGTGGTACTGCTCGGGCGACACCAGCATCACGCGCAGCGGCGAATCCTCG